CCGCCGAGGTTATGAATAATACAACTTCTGCTTCTTATGCTGATGGTGTAATAACCATTGTCCCAAAAGCTGGTGCTGTTCCTTCGTTGAAATCTCCTTCTGTGTTGTTTGAAAAAGGAATTAGAGGTATTGAGCAGGTAGCATGAAAACAGATGGTGTAACGTTCGTTGATTCCGTAGTAAAGGAGATGACGAAGGAAGAATTTATTGAAGCTCATATCAATGTGGTGTGGCTAAACTTAAAAGAAGAAAAGCGCCGGAAGAAGCTCTCTGATGTGTTCGATACGATAACTAAGTAACTAATGGGCTGGGGTGTAGTTGCAGCCCGGCCCATTTCATTATCTATTATATGGCAGATTTCGATAAAGTTTATGACGTGATTCATTCCATTGCTTCCGGGTTTAAGGGAGAGTGTGTCAAATGTATGGAGGAAAATAAGAATGTGCTTATTGATTGCATACAGGAACAGTTATATAGTGGTTTAGATGGTACCGAACATTTATTGAATCCCACTTATGACAACGATACCTATTTCAATGAACCCGGTCCCTGGCAAAATCAAGCAGAAAGGTATAAACATTGGAAAGAGAAGATAACCCCACCTCTTAGGGGAGAGATACTTTATTTGCCACCACGCCCAGTCGAGGTTCCTAACCTTTTTATCACTGGTACTTTTTATGATAGCATTTTTGCGCAAAAAATAGATTCCGGATTACGTTTTGAAACAAAAGGTTTTAAAGAGGGGCCATCCATTGAAAGAAAGTATGGTGAGCAGGTTCTTGGCGTTGGAGATACTGCAAAGGAGTATTTCAACATCATGTATCTCCGTCCATGGTTAGAGCGTTTCTTTTCTGAATGTGGGTACCGGTAGGCTATGGCTTGTGGATGCGAGATAAAGAAAATGCAAAGTGAACTGGATCGTATCAGTGAACTGGCGAAGAAAGCAGCTATTTTAGATGGCTGTATGTATGTTGTTTATCAAAAAGAGGACGGTACCTATGCTTTTGATAAGGTTGGGAATGAGATTAAAGGAAAGATTATCGAATATAGACATTACCTATAATTATGGCAGAATTAGTAATAGAAGGACTTGTAAAGGATGGTGAGATTCAGACATTGGTTGAACTGGATAATACTATTGAGCGTGTAAGGGCAACGTATGCCAATGCGGCCAAAGATCTTGCAAAAGGGTTAAAGATTAATGTGGACGGAATTGCCGATCTTGAAAAGTTAGGCTCTATATATACTACTCAATCTAAAAATGCGAGTTCCGCTTCTAATGAATTGACCGAAGCTCTTAGAAAACAGTCGGAAATATCCCAGACTGTGACAAAACGTATAGAGGAAAAGTTGAATGCAGAAAAGCTTTCCACTGCTGAAATCAAGAAACTTACTAAGGCGAGTGCTGATAATGCTTCTTCTTTAGAAAAAAGTGCTAAAGCAGAAGCCAACTTAACCAAAGCTCAAAATGCAGGTAATAGTACTCGTAAGAAAACTGTATTGACAGAGGAAGAACGGTTAAAGCTCATCCGGACAGCTATCACTCTAACCAATCAGGAAGTACATAGTAAGGCACAAGCAAAAGAAATGAATAAACAGCTTCAAAAGGCTGTAGATGTATTGAAAGATACTGATGAGAACTATATCCGGACTCTTGCACGCCTTAACTCCACAATAGGTATTAATACCGATTATGTGAAACGTAACTCCGACAGGTACACACAGCAGAAGATGACAGTAGGTGCGTATCGGGAAGAAGTAAAAGCTGCGTGGATTGAGATACAAAACGGAAATAATTCAATGCAGAATATGGGTATTATTGCGCGTAATACCGGTAGGATGCTTCAAAGTGAGTTAGCTCCTGGAATAAGTAAAGTCGGTGCAGGACTCAAAGGGTGGGTTGCCGGGTATGTTGGTGCACAGGCTGTTGTTAATGGAGTAGTTGCGCTTTTTACACAACTTCGTGAGGGTGTAGGCTCCGTTGTTGAATTTGAGTATGCTAATAGCCGGCTTGCTGCTATATTGGGTACTACGTCTGACCAGATAAAAGAGTTAACTCTTGATTCTAAAAGATTGGGGGCAACGACTAAGTACACGGCTTCTCAAGCTGCTGAACTTCAAATCGAATTAGCAAAATTAGGATTTACACGAAAAGAAATTTTAGATGCAACTGAATATGTATTGCGATTTGCACAGGCCACTGGTGCTGAATTATCGGATGCTGCGGCTTTGTCTGGTGCAGCTCTTAGAATGTTTAATGCAGACACCAAGGAAACTGAACGTTACGTATCTGCGATGGCTGTTGCGACTTCACGTAGTGCATTATCATTCTCATATCTTGCTACCGCGTTACCTATCGTTGGCCCGGTTGCTAAGGCTTTTAATTTTACCATAGAAGATACTTTGGCATTAGTTGGAAAGCTTGCAGATGCCGGCTTTGATGCTTCTATGTCTGCTACTGCTACACGTAATATTTTGTTGAATCTTGCTGATACGAATGGTGTACTTGCAAAATCACTGGGAGGGTCTGTAAAAACGTTGCCTGAATTAGTCGCTGGACTACAAAAGTTGAAAGAACAGGGGGTAGATTTGAATAGTACCCTTGAAATGACCGATAAGCGTAGTGTAGCTGCTTTCAATGCTTTCCTTACTGCTGCAGATAAGATAGTCCCATTACGTGACCAAATAACCGGTGTTGATGAAGAATTAGCAGGTATGGCTCATACAATGGGGGATAATGTCAAAGGAGAAATCTATAATTTGAGTTCTGCATGGGAAGCATTTATGATTACGTTAGGACGTGATACAGGTACAATTGCTGGGCTTGTCAGTGAGTTAACAGGATTTGTGCGTTCAATGCGTGAGGTTATCGCTACATCTGAAGAACTTGCAAAGGAAAGACTTGCTAATGCTGAAAGGAGTGGTCAGCAAGCTGCTAAACAGGATAAGGAGTGGGTTAAATCGAAGTTAGAAAGTATAGATACTGTTGCCCTCCATTATCGGAAAGAGGGTGTCGATGGCGCAGAAGCTTTTGAAAAAGCAAGAGCACAACAACTTAAGGTACTTGAGAGAGCATTAGCCCAAGAAGAAGCAAGGCTGCAACTCTATACCAAACGCAATGAGAAGCAATGGGATGAATATAACAATCGGAGTTTTTGGAAACAAGGTCTTGGAATTCAAAAGGCTACGAATACAATGATTAATGATATTAATGAATCCTTTTCCCTGGTAGAGCAACAAACTGCTTATATAGCTGGTCTTAAAGAAAAGATGGACCAGATAAAAGGAATCACTAATGACTATCAGGATGAAAATACAGAAAGTACTTTCAAGAAACCTCTTACTGATAAGGAAAAACGCGAATTGGAGAAAGCTGCACAGGAGAAATTGAAAATCCAGCAGGCTTATCAAGAATCAGAACTTTCCCTTATGGATGAGGGATTAGAGAAAGAACTTGCCCGTATTGGTATTGAGTATTCTAAGAAGATAGCTGCTGTTAAGGGATATAGTAGGGAAGAGATTGCAACCCGGAAGAATCTTGCTAAAGAGATGCAGCGTGCTCTTGATGAATATTCCATCAAGTATAATTCAGATCGTGAAAAGAA